CGCTTTTAATAAGCGGAGTATATTTGTGAATTTGTTCATACACAAAATCTGCATATATAGTTGATTTGTATATAAGAGATGCTATAGATACCTTCATTTATATGTGTATATAGAATCAACATTTAAGCGGTTAGAGTAGCCCCATATCGCACATGTACCTATATAGATCCTCCTTGTTAAGGGGGTTCAAATGGCTGTTGTAATTCCGGACATTGTCGGTAATCAGTAGGTTCTTGTAGGGCGGCTTAATATATTTATACCCGTCGGGCCCGTCTACGAGGCGCATAGACTGCGTTTCGCTGATGAGGGATTCTAGTAGCTTTTCGCCTGGTCGCAGACCCGTTATGCGCACGGGCTTGCCGTACTTTTCCGAAAAGATCTGCATGAGGTCTACCAACTTCATCGAGATCAGCTCGGGAATCACCGTATCCCCCGATTCCGCATGGTCAATCGCATGCTGAATAAGATCGACGCTCTGCTTGAGCGTCATGACGAATCTCGTCATATCAGGATGCGTCAGCGTAAATTCAGAGACGTTCGGATCAGAGCCCTTCTCGTGAAGAATCGGAATGATGCTTCCTCGGGAATTCAGTACGTTTCCGTAACGAATATTGACGAACTTGCGATTCTTTACGTAGAGCGACTTCTCTACGACGGCGCTTTCGGCAATTGCCTTCGCCATCCCGTACACGTTCGTCGGCTCGCAGGCCTTGTCTGTGCTCACCATGACCACACATTCGAGCGACGTAATGCGGTCATTGTTCTTTTCTACCGCATTCAGGACGTTCATGGGACCGTTGCAGTTCGTCTGAATGCATTCGTCAACGGCATATTCGCAGCGATCAATGTGCTTGAGCGCCGCCATGATGACGATGATGTGTGGCTGCACCCGGAGAATGGCGGTCTCGACCGAATTCAGATTGCGAATATCCCCAATGATGAAATTGAGCTTCTCACTACGGTATTTTAGGCTCATCTGCCAGTGCTTGCACTCGTCTCTCGAATAGTTTGTTATTTCATTGGATTCCAAGTGGGTTGCAATGAACTCATTGCCGAGAGATCCCGACCCACCGAAAAGGAGTATACGTTTCCCGTTCATTATAGAATATTGGCTAAATGCATTTAAGTCCGATAAACGTATAAATTTAAATGCACATACCACGAGTATGTTTTACATTCTGGGAAGGGTCTCAATTTTCCCCTCTTCATTATGCAACCATATATTCGCTACATAAATTGAACCCAGATATGGATATCGTAATATATAGTTCAAAGAGTTTCAACGATAACCTGGTTGCTTGGGATTCTGGAGAACAAGGCGTACCGTTAACGAATGTTCGTAGAATGGGCCTTGTGTCTAGGATAAGTCCAAACGTAAAGATTGTCTATATTGATTTCAAAGCCGAATACGGATTGGATAACAATATATCTCCAGTGTTTAAGGCAGATATCATACGCATTTGTAAGTTGCATGAACATGGTGGTCTTTGGTTCGACTTTGATATCCTATTTATAAAACCAATTCCGTCCTTCTTCTTCGAGTCTGACGATGTTGATATGTTTTACTTTATATGGGCGGATAAGGATGGTTCATGGTCCATAGTTACGACCGGATTAGTTGCGTCTATTCCAGGGACAGATCTATTAAACAAGATGCGAAACGCCGTGCTCGATATTGCAAAGGATGTCGGGCGCAGAGAGTATCAAAAGTTAGGACCGACTCTGTGGAGGAATACCATACTCGGATTAGGATACGATATCAACAAGACATGTCGACTACTTTCAAACGACTTGGTATATCCGTACGATTGGCTAACCATAACTGAGCTCGTCACGACCAATAAAGATAGGGTTTCAAGCGATACGTTCTGCATTCACTGGTTCAACGGGAACAATGACGTGCGGCGTGTTCAAAATGAACTCAATCTCGAGAATATCGATCAAACCAAAAGTACGCTGCATAAATATCTCCATAAAGTCTTTATGCAGGCATAACAATGGTTCCAAAACTATGCTTTACGTTTTGGGAGGGACTTCAATTCTCAAAGCTGCATTATATGACGATATTGTCTCTAAGCAAACTGAATCCCGATATGAAGATAACTGTATATACATCGTCCGGATCTGCCAACATCCTCAAGGAATGGACTACATACGAACATTCGTTACAACTGACGAATACGTTTGATATGCATAAGGTTTCAAAAATAAGCGATAAAATTACCATAAAACACGTGGATTTCACGAAAGAGTACGGTATTCAAAACGACATATCTCCTGTGTATAAAGCCGATATAATACGTATCTGCAAGCTGCATGAACACGGTGGTCTTTGGTTCGACTTTGATATTTTGTTTATAAAGCCTCTGCCGCATTATTTGTTCGATTCCGACGTTGATATGTTGTACTTTGCATATGATATCCCGAACGGGTTTATTATAACGACCGGACTGGTTATTTCCATGCCGAATACCGAGTATCTGACCGGGTTAAAAGAACGCATGCGTGTAGTTTTATCGGACCCAGCAAACGACGGTTACCAGAAAATAGGGCCTGATTTATGGAGCATACAATACAACGCATGCAGCCCAGAATCTCGAACAAAAATTCATAAACTACCCAATATACTTGCATACCCATACGACTACACGACAATCCGTCAGTTTGTGAAAACGAACATAGATAGAATTCTACCCCAAACGTTCTGCGTACATTGGTACAACGGAGACAACGATGTTCGAAGCGTTCTGAACACACTCGACTTTCGTAGAATCAATCCTACGGAAAGCACGCTTCAAAAATACATACAACGCATAATGCAACAAACTGCATGAAGGTGATGCGTACAAAGAAAGCATTGTTTTTATAGCTTTTCTGTAATGAACGCTGTACAGAGATTTAACAATCAGAGACAGCAGTCACAAGCATTATCTGCAGGCGCCCAGTCTGCACCCTCTGCTGCCGCTGCCGCCGCTGCAGCCGCTGCAGCCGCATCCTCGCCCACTGTCGCAGCCGTACCGTCGTCCACTGCCTCAGCATCCGGAGCCGGGTCCGGAGCCGCATCCGGAGCCGCATCCACATCTCAGAATTCCTTCGTGAACAACCTTCTCTTGAAAACATCCCCGACTATCGTGAATTCCGGCCACATGCGCCTATTCGTACCGTTCTACACCGACTCTACCGACAAGTACCACAACGTCGAGATGCGGGATTGCCTTACTAGGAATGCAACCGCCTCATACTTTGACGAAGTTCACATCGTATGTGTCGACGCAGAGTCCGAATCATTCATTCGAGCAAACTACCCAGATACCGTAAAGGTTCATAGGGTATCCGCTCGCCCCACATACAAGGTCATTATGAACATTGCAGAAACGGACGCAAGCGACGGCGACATAAACATTCTAGCCAATTCAGACATTATTTTCACACCGTCGATCCTCCTCCTGCGCTACATTGAAATGACCAACACCGCCGTATGTCTTCAACGATGGGAACAGGAGAACGAGCGAGTCTCCATACATATCAAGAATAATGTGCAAGACGTATGGTGTTGGAAAAATCAAATAGAGGATATTGATTCGTTCGATTTCCTGATGGGCGTCCCGTCGTGCGACAACCGCCTTGCCTACGAACTGAAGTCAATGGGCTACAACATCGTCAACCCCTGTGTCGATATTGTAACGGTTCACAGCCACAAAAACCGGTCGAGAGACTCATCTGTTCGCTCAGCGTCGGCCGGAACGATCCTTTCGCCCTATGAATACCCTACCACGTGCGTTCTGAACTTTGATAAGTTCCGTAAGCGTGATCTGACCGCCCCGTTTTCCTTCAGGAGCATTCTTCATGTTGGAAATACGACCCCTGAGCTGTCCATGCAGTTCGAGAAGTCATGCAGGACCTATAAGCACATCCTTTCGAACGACAAAGCCAATACACGCATAAGCGATCTGATCATGACCTTCACGCCTGATTTAGTATTTCTCAATTTCGACGAACCCGGAATACTCAGTACGCACACGATTCTTCGCCTTCGATGCATGCGGGCCTACATCATCTCCTGGTCCTCCCGCAAGCTCCCCTTCGTAGACCTGCACCTCACAAAGGACGCATTTCGCCCTTCCTTCGCCAAGGACGTCTTCAACCCCGTGGGGCCGTTTATTCTCGACCACCCCGATATTGTGATTCTACATCCACCGGGCGTGCCCGAACAGGTTCTTGCCGATCTGAAAACCACATACGGGCCCAAAATTCTCATTCAAGACAAGACGACCATAGGTGAGCTGAAACAGGCCGAGCTATATAGGTCATCCAAAATTGCAGTGGTGTTCAACGACACTGCGGCCCCTCCGACGCCCATGATTGACCAATGCAAGGAAGTTGCCGGATGTGGTGTGCTCTGTCTATCACAAACAGCTTCGCCGGACGATATCGGCGACGTCTCGTGGTCTACGATTGCGGACATGCGGGAACAGATCGACAAGTACCTCAAGAATGACGCTGATCGAATTCGCATCGCCAAGACCGCATGTTTGCGAGTCCATCGATACCAGACCTGGGCGAACCGTGTGACGGAGCTGCAGCAGCTGGCAAGTGCGTCTCCAAACTTGGATTTGGAACTCGTATAATTGTAATGCTGAAATTTAAACCTTATGGGTTCAAAGTATCCAACCGTTTCATTTCATTTCAGGATCCAAACGAACGCCCTATAATAGAAAAAACCACAATTAACCGTACTACAAATGCATCTGTCGATACGGACGTAAAAGATATAGATAGTATAATCGAACCTGCAGATTTCGAAAGATCTTCAAATAGGATACTTGAATGCATTGCATTGAATACAACCTCTAAGGAAGTAACGAATGGACGGTTTAGCAAGTTTGTGTATGAAGTCGAAAAAACAAGGCCATCTCTCGTGACGAAATCGATTGTGTTCTGTGTATTCCTGAACAATTCAGACATGGTAGAAATTGTAGAAAAGGAATTGAAGCCTATCTATTCTATATTTAAACATATCTTTGTAGTGTCGTTTGATTTTGACGAATACGAAGATATGTACATATGGTCTCCTCCCCCGGGAAAAACCTGTGGGAAGTATGGGTTTGTAAGCGGGCCGTATTGTCTCTTTATGAAAACGATGGAGTGCTGCGACGTGTTTAATACAACACTGTTGATCGAGACCGACTGTATTCTAAACGAAAATTGGGTAGAAAACTTGTACAATTATACAAAATACGCAGGCGGTTTTTGGATTTCGGGCGCAACATACGACGGGTGGCATTTTCTAGAGGTATGGAAAGACCGAAGCGTATTTGCACATTTGAACGGCGTCGCCCTGTATGCAACGGGAAATACCGACTTCCAAGCGTTTCTCAAATTGTTTGAGACGTATTTTGTTTACGCCGTCAAGCATATAGACAACAAATATAGCTACGATCACTGCATGCGGTCTATGATCGACCATTTCTTGGAAAAAAGACCGACCGAGTACTATTGGAGATTTGTCGAGAGACAAATGATACGGAATTCCTTTATTATAAACTGCTCGACTGTACACGATTCAAACATGCTTGGGGCTATAAAGAAAATTTACGACCATGCGATCATTCATATAAAATAATAATATAGAAAATAGCAATGGCTAAATTTAATTTTGATATATTCAAACGCCAACGCAGGAGTTTGCCAATAACCGTTTATACACATCCACATCTTGAAATCGTTACAACAGTTAATCCTATTGTTGAGACGGAGAAACTACTAGACAAACACCCAGATCTCGAAATCGTTTCGACAGTTTCTCCGATTGTTGAGATAGAAAAAATACTCCCCGAACAACCGGATACTGGAGAAGTTTTAACACTTGCTCAGTTTATCGAGACGGAGAAGATATACAAACAGATCGGCAAAACAAACGGCCGAATTCTGGAATGCATTGCTCTAAATGTAACATCACGTGAAATTGAAAATAACATATTCGACGCTTTCGTATTAAGACTTAGACAGAATACGCCTTCGACGCCACTAAGTCTCTCCATAACGTTTTATATAATTTTAAATACGTCTAACCTATTGAACCGTGTGAATAAATGGATTCCAGGACTCAATAGGATATTTAAGAACGTTGAAATCATTTCTTTAGACTTATCGCCAATAGATGATATGTATATCCAAAACCCAAATAAACAATATACATGTGGTAAATATGGATTTATATCAGGTCCTTACCTAATGTTTTCAAATACGATGCGTATATGCCGTCAATACAATACTACATTGTTGGTCGAGACTGACTGTCATTTTTCTACAAATTGGATTGAAAAATTATACAACTACACAAGTCATTCCGGTGGGTTCTGGATATCTGGAGCAACGTATGACGGACATATGAGCTTATGGGAAAATCGAAGCCTTTGCGACCACCTAAACGGAGTTGCTCTCTACGCTACCGGGTCTTCGGATTTTAAAACATTTCTCAGGATGTTTGATGTCTTTTTTATAGATTATGTCCGCAATGTGAACAAGGTCGCAGGGTACGACTACTGTATTCGGCTTATGATTGATTATTATCAGAAGAATGTCCCGCATGAATATTACTGGAAGTTTGCCGAGAGGAACATGGATAGGACAAATCTTATTATTAACTGCTCGACACCCTGCGATTCATTTATGAAGGGAACTATCACGAATTTGTACGACTATGCAATTTTGCACATCAAATCATAGTTCGAGAATTTTATCCCGACGTTCTTTGTCCTCTGGAGAAACTCCTGCATACGACCATGACTTCACAATTGAATGGTTTGATGGGAAATATTCACTTGATTCTATATATTTTTTATATGCAGGGTGATCTATATTTAGAATAAAATTACCAAATGCATTGTATTCGCTGAAAAGTTCAAATCCAGATACCATAAACGCATCCCATAGAGATGACTGTTCGTAGGTATCCATAATATATTTACAAAATAGAGACGTTGCGTTTCTCTCAAGTACAAATCCGGCCACACACATAGCTTCATAATCTACACTGCGTTTAAGAATGAATTCGGTCGGCTCTTTCCACATGTTTGCAGACCCTGCATTTTCCCATTTTCTGTAAAACCACCGAAACTTACCGTCCTCGGTTATTGTAGCTGGAGTAGTTTTTATAGACAACATCTCATCGCAGTCCAATATAAATATAGCATCGGCGTCCGTATAGCTCATCCAGTTTAGCTTTATATACTGTTGAAAAAAGTAACCGACACGATGTCTACACTTCGAGGGCCATTGTTTCGGAAGGTCAACATAAATAATAGTGTTTGGAACTATATTGAGTATGTCTTCGGGCACGACGTGGCCGTCGTTATCTGAACATATTACAACGTTTCGAAATCCACTCGCAAATTTACGGATACTCTTTAACAGATATTCTAGCCATATAAAATCGGCATGATACGTCGGTATAAAGATATCAACTGCGTTCATTTTCAATACAAATGAATTTCTTTATATGAAAATGAACGCATGTAAACAAAAACTTATCACGACAAAAATACAGAAAGATACAAGGCTAGGAGATATCCATACATTGGACGCCTCGGATATTCACCATACGTTTTACACTCTTCACAAACTTCGACAACCCGAGTCCCACTGTAATGTAGACATCTCCAGCGACGAGGAATTTGTAGAGGTGGGTGGATTTCACTTCTGTACTTTGAAAAACGACACATGTGTTTCAGATGCGTTGCGTTCTGGCGAACTCTTTGAGAAATTCTACTTATCTCTATTAAGCACCATTATACCAAAAGACAAAGATATGTTAGATATAGGAGCAAATATAGGTGTATGGACGGTTGTATTCTCTAAAGTAACATCTGGATTTATACATTCATTCGAACCGCAGCCTAAAATATTTGACTGCTTATCCAAGAATAATATAATAAATAATTGTACAAATGTAAGACTCTACAATACCGGTCTATCCGATAAGGACCAAATACTATGTATGAATGCAGAGTACGACCGCAAGGAAAATTTTGGGGCATTCCGCATATGCGACTATGGATCTCTGAATATACAAACTATCATGGGAGATTTCCTTGAATTGAACGATGTTGGATTCATCAAGGTGGACGTTGAAGGACACGAATTAGAAGCACTAACCGGCCTCGAAAAAACAATACGATTGTGTAAGCCGATTTTATTTGTAGAAATACACGACACTCAGCCGAATAACCAAGAGACTCTAAATAAAATATTGAGTTTCGGCTATACTCATGTATCGAAGTTATCGCATTGTGATTATCTATTTTCATTCAACGAACTGTCGTGTAGCTATTGATTCTGCCAAAAGAATCGCAAGAGAGTAAATATTTATCAAATAACTTCTTATATACTTTGAAACCGACACATATGTTTGAGATCCTTTGCGCTCCGGCGAACTCTTTGAGAAATTCCTCTATTAAGATTTGCCAGAGAAATATACATATCAAACAATTCGTGTATTTTAAAAATATTTATGCGTACGTCCGTTCGTATAACTTTAGACGAATCGAATGATTCTTATATTCTATACTGTATATATATATGTCTCACTCACAGATTGGCCAAGATTTAAGAGTTGTAAAATTTTATAATAATAAAGAGTGTGGATTTTTTATTGAAATAGGTGCGAGCGATGGTATACAAATATCAAATACATATTTACTTGAAACGAATTATGGATGGAAGGGGATTTGTTGCGAGCCTATTCCTAGCAGGTTTGAAAAATTGGTAAAAAATAGGCCAAATTCTATATGTTATAACGAAGCAGTATATAACCAGAGCGGCTTAACAGTTACATTTGATATAGCCAACGAGTCTGATCTATTATCTGGCATTTCTGAACACATTGATGCGCATAAGCCCGATGTCGATAAGAATAAAACCTCTATTCAAGTTCAAACAGTCTCTTTGTTGGACATATTGGACAAGTCGAATGCTCCTTCATTTATTGAATATATGTCATTGGATACAGAAGGCACTGAATTGGAAATTCTTAAAAATCTTGATTTTGAAAAATATACATTTGGGTTGATTGATATCGAACATAATTATATTGAACCAAGAAGAACTGAAATTAAGAATTTATTATTATCAAAAGGATATATTTATATGGGTGAAAACGAGTTTGATGATATGTATAAACACAATTCTGTTTGAAGCGGCATTTCAAATATCTTGAACCAACAAGTCACAAGCTACGTCGTGCATATTGAAATTAAAAAAAGCCCGCATACGCAATGAAGCGTATACGGGCTTTTACATTATGAATTCAACGAATTACGCCGTCGTCGCCGTGGCGGCCTTCGGGAAGTGCACCTTCAGGTAGCTCTGGAGGTTGAGGTACGTGATCGGCTTCTCCGCATCCGTCGCCTTGAGCAGGCGAGACAGGACGCCGTCCGGAACGATGCGGCGCTTGTTCGCCGGGTCAAAGCAACCGTGCGACTTCACGTAGCTCGACACGAACTTCGTCACGTCCGTCTGCGAGCGCTGGGAGCCCGCCGGGAGACCCATGAAGGCGCACAGCTCCGTCGACAGGTCACGGGGCTTCAGGAAGGCGTTCTTCGAGCGACGGAGCTCGTGCGCCGCCTTCTCCTCGGCCGTCATCTCCGAGACATCCTTGCGGACACGCTTGCGGCGGCGGGCGTCCTTGACCTCACGGGCCGTCGTCTTGGCGGCGGCGAGAGTGTCGGCCACGATCGCCTTGAGGTCTGCACTCAGGCGAGCACGCAGCTCACGGATGCGCTCGACGATCTCGAGCGTCGTCGGGGCCGCCGTTGCGACAACGGCAGCGGGCGCCTCAACGGCCGCCGGGGCAGGCGTCGATGCAGCGACGACGACCGGGACCGTCACCTCCGTCTTGGCGGCGACCTTCTTCTCCTTCTTGGCGGGAGCGGCTGCCGGTGCCGGCGCCGCCGCCACAACGACCGGGGCGACCTCCGGCGTCGTCTTCGTGGCGGACTTGACTGTCTTTACGGTCTTCTTGCTCTCAACGGTGCTCATGTTTGATACAGGATGAGAAGATACGGCTGGCATTCTAACGCGGTTGTGTATAGTACGGGGGCCGACGGCGTAAATAGGTTTGGGAACGATTTTATTTGTTATGGATATACAAGATGAGCAGTCACGGAATTGGATTGGGTCCGTCCAAAAAGGGCCGCACGGCAGATAGCAGCATGGTGACTCGAAATACGAAGATTGTAGCTCAGGGCCAGGCAGACGCCACCTACGCCTCGACGCAGAACAAGAAAAACCCCTTTCGATTATATTCTGCCATACTGAATGGTGGTGCATATGGCGCCGAGACGCTGGTCCGACAAAACATGCAGAGCGTAGTGCCGACAGTTTCGTCGGAGTCCGGGCCGCCGAGTGGCGTTTGAATAACAATTACTCTAGTGAATCGACGGAGCCGAAAGGAATTACTATGATGACCTCAAGCCCGTTCGCTCCAAACCCCGGATCGCCACGATCGTCATCGTTCTACACGAAGTATCTACTCGACCTAACCAGATCATTCGTATTAACCGCCACGTTCCTAACCAGGACTTCTGGGAGCCCGCCCCTGGACCCTTGCATGGACCATAACAGACAGCAACAACAAAACCGCAACGAACAGCTATACGAACATATCTGCCGATCCTGCTTGGCGTCAACAATGGATACATCGGAGTGGGAGCAGGTGCGGGGGGCAAAATCCAACCCGTCATTCTCATCGGCGCATCGTATACCTATATCTAAATTCTTACCTATATTTCAACAAATCTGTGGGGCTATACCGCCCAAAAGATTTTTTGGCAAAAAGGGGGAATTAATTGACTTTTTGAATTTTCAATGAAAAGTGATGAATTAATGAAAAAAATCTTTGCCCGGACTTTTCGAAAACATTCGTTTTGAAGTCCAAAATTTGAAAAGTCATCTTTTTGAGGGTACCCCTCCCCCCTAAACTGCATGGATTGACCATACCCCCTCCCCCCTCCCCGAATTTTGAATTTTGGACTCTATGTTCAAAGTTTTCAAAAACCAAGAGAGGGGCCGTCCGTCCTTCCGAAAAACTTTGCATTTTACCCCCAAAATTCAAAAATTGGATGTATCAACTGTCGGTCGTGCAGTAGACGAACGCCCCATGTATGTAGCCTGCAAACGTCTTAGCGGAGGGAATCTCTACGAGAATCGTCAGGAGAACCGTTGCTATGTCCAGACTCATATGGCGCTCCGTATGGTAAGTGTGCATGATGTTGCGCAGGTTCTTGAGTATCGTGTGGTATTTTTGGTGGGGCATCACCGTCCAGTGCCGAGTGTCCTCCAC